AGCCATCCCTCCCTCCACATGCATCTTCTCCTTAGAGAAAGCACCAGCCAAGGTAGCAAGAAGTAAACCTCCTGCGCACATAGAAGCAACAGCCATAAGAACTCGTGGCACCGTAACTAGGCGAGCAGCTCTGTTTCCAAACTCACGCCACCATTCTAGTGTGTTGTAACCATCTCCAACAGCTCTAATAAAGTCCGCTGATTCTCGCTGACCGGCGTTTGTAATAACACCATTTATCAGATCCCCTGTATGTGAAAGTCTTACATATCTGGCTCGCAAATCTTGTATAAAGTCTCTAGCTGAGGGGACACACTTCTTGTAAAGCACATATGAACCATACATAGCCAATCCTGATACAACCAGTTGCGCTATGGGAAGAGTTGGGGACCACCTAACTAACAGTACTCCTTTCGCCTCATCTGCTAGAGTGTAACATGTGGGGAAATTAGAAGCTACCTCCATGATGGTACCTTGCACCTCCATGCCCTGTTCATCCAACTCAACATCATACACTCCTTCCATGCCTTCAACATGCTCTCCCATAGCTTCGGAAATTATCACATCCCAAGGGGGTTCATTTTGAACAGGCACCTTCGTTCTCGACATCCAGTTTTGGACCCTAGAAGCTAAATGTGGTAAAGAAAATCCAGATCCTACGTGTTGCCGAGCCGAAACTTGAGCAACAACTGCCTTATCCAAACACTCCTTATCACAAGAGCAATATTTGGTAGGGAGACGACACCCATCACACAATATTGAGGGTGGTTTCGGTCTTGGACCCGCTAAAACGATCGGAGGTCTAACTTCAGGCTCATCATCACCCAACTGTGATTTACTCTCTGCTACAGAGGGATCTGTCCCACTATCACATACACAAAACTGATGAGGTACTAGACATTTATCACACAACACTACTTTCCCAATAGCTGAACGAGATCGTATAAAAGCGTCTTGCGCTGCTCTATGTTTCAGAACTAAATCCTTCATAGTTCTCAAGAACACTCCTAAGGGGGCCTTATCACACTGAGGAACGTAATACAAAAGACCATCATGAATCTCCATAGTTTCAACCGTCCACAACCACCAATCAGGATAAGATCCAGGATCGTCATGTCTAACGGTATCCGCCAAGGATGTACCCTTTGCGTATTCTTCCTTCACAAAAGGTGTAACAACCATATTGAATCTACGTAACACCGCTGCCGGATGAGAAAAACGCAACCAAGCATTGAGGTCCTTTGTATTCGTGGTAGCCGTAACTAACTCTGCTTTCACTGGACACATACCTTTGTCCTCCTGCCGTGCTTTATCAGGCATGTATGAAATATTGTTAATGACGTTAATGATGGCATCCAAGGACTTATCCTCTGGATTCTTCACACTAACTTTTGCCACATCATCGAGTACTATAGACCACATCCATGATTGATAACCATCCCAAAAGTTAGCATCAGGATTAACTGCAAACCTATATTCAGGATCTATCGGAAGCTTCATAAGTAGGGCGAAATAATTCTCTACCATGTCTACAATAGTTGATTTTCCTATCTTAGACTGTCCATAAATCAAAACACCAAAAGGGCATCTCCGTGGTGATGACGCAGCTCGTATGCCTCTAAGTTCCATCTTGATTTTCCGCAACTCTTCCTGAATTTTCCGTACTGTGGACTTCTCATGCTCCTCCATGTTCATGCATCTTCGCATAATGACTTCCGACTCCGCAAGAGCCTCATTGAGCCGAAAATCATAATCATGAATAGTAAAACCATGGGGTTCAGGGTTGACCAAGAAATCTTTCTCCAAACGCAATCGCTGAGTATTCTGGAAAAATTTCCCATAGCGCTCTGAACTATGCCACAACGGCTCTAGAGTTCCAGCATTCCAACACTGGAAACCCTTATCACACATCCACGTTATGAGTTTGATAAAATCGCCCATCAAGTTAGCTCCATTGGACCAAACTGACGTTTTTATCCACTGATCCAGAATTGAAAAATGACCCAAAGTAAATTCTCCTGAGGTACAGTACATAGCACACCCCATAAGATAAGAGAAAAACCGCATCATACGTCGATATGTCTCACTATGTACAGCTTCATCCACACTATCAACAGCACGCTTAGCATCTGCAAATGAAAATCCCTCAACTTTCATCTGACCATCACTAGCACCTTTCCCTACCATGTTGCTAACAAAACCACCAAAAGAGTTCAGAATATTTGAAATCACATTGTCATCCTCAGTGGTAGAGGTATTATCCAGGCCGCAACTACGGCAAAAATCTCTAGCTTTCTCCTTTGCCTCATCAGGATCAGACAACAATGGGGCGGCGGCTTCTACCACCAACTCAACCACATCCGCAGGAGTCCACTTTTTAAGTAAGTACCTATTAATGTTGTGAGCTTGAGCTTTAAGAAACCCTATACCAGATAGCAAAATAGAAATATTGTTGCCCCGTGCTGCCATGATCTGAGAAAATAACAAAACACCATCTTCCAGGAGTTTTAATCTAAAGTTTTCTGAACCCGTGGCGGCTACATAAGCTCCCATATCCACTCCTTGAACACGCATAGCCTGCTCTAGAAAGGCATCAACATCCTCAGTTGACATGGTTTCCCACTCAACTGAGCCATCTACCTTATCATCTGCACTACTATACAAATGCCGTGGCTTAGGAGGTTCGTCTCCAAATTTCTCTCGTAACAACTCTATCGCTCTCCTAAAACATTGTCTCTTACGCTCTGCATGAACCCCATCTGGTTCTCCATAACAATAAAAATCATCATGGTAAGAAAATATGATACCAGTGGGGTGGTCAGTGCCACTCACATCTTCAACGTATCTAAATCCAGCAAGTGCATCTAAATCATGCCCGTAGTACTTCAAGATCAACTCTGCAAACTCCATTTCGTCTTCATAAGTATAATTAAAGTCCAATTTCTCACGAATCCTCTGATAAGCATCTGTTTTTGCTAACATCTTAGATGCATGCCAGCCACTCCACTCTACAAGAGAATCTAAATGAACATTGCCTTCACTAACAAACTCCTCCTCAACAGTGTAACGAGCACAACACTGAAATAGTACTCTATCACCCGTTGAACGCATTTTGTAATGACTCTTGATCATGTGGCGAACTCCTAAAGAGTCCCCCACTTCATGATTCCGTGGACCTCGATCTTTACTCCTGCTCTTTGCTGACAAATTCGTCATTTTAACGACAAATTCATTCATGGCCTGCACTGGATTCGTACCCGAATCTCTAGTAGCTAAGATAACGACGCGTATTTTATCCAGGCGAGCCTTTTTCTCAACTTCTTCTCCATCGGCAAAGATAATACCCTGAACTCGCATCTCATCTTCATCATACCATGACGTGGGACGCAAAATCTTCTTCTGTCTCTCAGTGCGGTGCTCCTTTGGCTTCTTGAGTTGATCCAAGAAACGCACACCAGCCGCAAATCGCAACCATCGCATCTCCATTAGCTCACTTCGTAATTTTCTTGCTCTCTGGGCCACTCGCGTGGCCACAACCTTGTCTACTTCAGAACCCCAATCTATGACCACAACATTATCTGCACCATCGAATCTGGTGCGAAATTTTCTCTGCGGCCACTTACCAAATTCATATCTATCCCGCATACATCTACGGGAAAAGAAACAACGCAGTTCTCGATCATCTATCTCAAACTGCCCCCCCTCAGTACGATCAAAACTCGCCTTCTGAGGTACAATATAATGTGGTATCCATACATCGTCGACCCACTCGACGCTCTGTATAATCCCACACTTAACAAAATTCAACTCCTCCACTGTGCCTTTGTTATTCGCTTCCGTTGAAGCACGCCCGGCTGGGCGATGTGTCCCGTCCGCCAAGTGTGGCGTCTCTAGAATGCTTGCGCTCTTTGAGACCTCCACAGTTGGTGCTTTCGCATAGG